TGGCGTAGAGCGTGGCTGAAGCGCCGCAACCACCGCACGGCAAGCGCGTCCGTCAAGGCGCTGGTGAGAGCCTACCAAGACACCGGTATGACATTGACCGATGTGAAAAAACATACCGAGAACAGCTGATTAAGCCGCACCAATACTCCAATAAGAAGATAAAGGAACACCATGAAATCCGCAGAAGCACTTGAAAAATACGAGCAATGGCTCATCCGCGAACGGCTCTCACCGCTTACCCGGGAAAGTTATCTCGGATGGGCGGAGCGCTATTTTCTTTTCAAGGATCCAAGCGGAACAAAGAACGTGGAAGATCGAATCAGTAATTTCCTTTCCTCCTACTCCCGCCATTCCGAGGCTACGGTCAACCAGGCGCTCAATGCCCTGGCCGGGAAAAGCGGTTTCTACGCCGCAATGGGCAGACCCGTCGGGCAACTCCCCCCTTGGGTGAACCCGTCCCGCCCAAAGAACATGCCCGTTTGGGTAACCCAAAGCGAAGGGGAGTCAATCATCAAGCAACTCACCGAGCCTTGGGCGGTAATGGCTGGGCTCATGCTAGGATCCGGCCTAAGGATAGGTGAGTGCGTTTCCCTCAGATGGAGGGACTTCGATTTCGAGAGGCTCACGGTCACCATCCGCAGAGGGAAAGGTAACAAGGATCGGGTCACTGTCCTTTCGCGCCGAATGGTAGAACCGCTACGCCAGCGCATGGAACGCTGCCGTGGACTCTGGCAGGAAGACAGGGAGAAAAGCCGCCCTGGCGTAGCCCTTCCCTCCGGAGTAGCGAGGAAATGCCCTTCGTTTGGAAGGGATTTCCCATATTTCTGGGTATTCCCCGCCGCCGGAGAAAGCACGGACAAGGCCAGCGGGATCACCCGCCGGCATCACATCCACCGCAAGAGCCTTTCGCCGCCGCTCCGCACCGCCTGCGCCCGTGCCAAGCTCCACAAGCGGATCACCGCCCACTCCTTCCGCCATGGATTTGCAACGATGTATCTGTTGGCGGGCGGAAACCTGCGCGAACTCCAGCGCCTCATGGGACATGCCCACATGGAGACCACGGAGATTTACATCCACTGTCTCCCCTCCCACACCGACCGCATCGGAAGCCCGTGGGATGTAGAGACATCCCGGGAACCCTCGCCAATTCTGCAGTTTCCGCGTAAATTGGAACCACACCAATTCAAGGCCTTATGATCGCCCCCGAACTCATCCCCAGGAACCCAGCCCACCAGCGCTTTGCCGACCGCCACCTAGCCGGTGATTCGCTGGTGGACGCTTATCTCGCCGCCGGTTTCAAATGCACGCGCACCAGCGCCATGCACGCCGGCAAGCGGCTGTTCAAGCGCAAGGACGTTCAGGCCTACATCAAGGCTATCCAAGCCAGCGCCGCCGATGATTCCGTTCTCACCCTCCTCGAGCGCAGGCGCTTCTACGCCCGCATTGTGAGGACTCCCATCATGGCTATCGATCCGGAACACCCGGAACACAAGGACGGGGATCTTATCCGGAAATACAAGCGCACCACCGACGAATTCAAGGACAACTGGGAAATCGAAAAGCTCGACCCGCTGAAAGCCTGCGAACTCGACACCAAGGCAGCCGGGGAGGATACCGAAGCCAATGGCCTATCCGAGCTTGCCGCGGCTATCAGTTCCCTTGGATCCGCCGGCCCCATCCCGACCGGGAAGCTGTAATGGATGGACTCCTAAAACTTCTCAAAAGCTCACCGCTCCAATCCCGCGAATGGAGATTGCAAAACATCTACACCATCCGCGACGCGGGCGGGCAGCTCGTAAAATTCAAACCCAACTCCGACCAGCGGAAATTCTACAACCGTTTTCACAACTGCAACCACATTTTAAAAGCCCGAAAACTTGGATTCTCCACATGGACCAAGATCCTCGCCACAGACGCCATGCTCTTCCCGTGGTCAAACGACGGCCTCTCCATCGGCCACATCGACTATTCACTCCCGGACGGTAAGAAAAAGCTCAAGATGATCGCCGAAGCCTACGAAAACCTTTCCAACGGCACCATCCACCCGGACACCTACAAACTGGGCGAAACCATCCAGAAGGCAATCTCCCTCCGGGCGGGAAAGGAAGAGCTTTCCATGTCCAACGGCTCCGAAGCCTGGTGCTCCACATCCTTACGTGGATCGACTCCCCAATGGCTTGACATTTCCGAGCTTGGGAAAACCGCCATCTTCGCCCCCATCAAGGCGGAGGAAATCCGATCCGGTGCGTTGAACTCGATCACTCCGGGAAACGTGGTCAACATCGAATCCACCCACGAAGGCGGAGAGGCCGGACTCCACTACGAGCTGCTTGATATCTGCATGAACGCGGACGACTCCACACTCTCCGAGGTGGACTTCCGTTTCCACTTCTTCGCATGGCACAATGATCCCCGCTACGCCCTCCCCGCCACCGGGAAGCTACGCCCGGAGATTGCCGCCTACTTCGCCCGCCTCTCCGCCTCCCACCCTGAATTGAAATTCACCCCGGAACAGATGTTCTGGTATGACCGCAAGCAGAACGTCCAGAAGTATGCCATGAAAAAGGAATTTCCCACCACCCCCGGCGAGGCCTTCGAAGCCATCGGACAATTCGCCATCTACGGGAAGGAAATGGCCGACCTGGTTGCCGCCGGACACATCACAAATTTCGGGATGGAAAAACACAGCCCCATTTTCACATTCTGGGATATCGGCCTCTCCGACTACACCGCCGTCTGGCTCATCCAGCCGCACGCACGATGGTTCCTTGTCCTCGACTGGTTCGAGGCCGAGGGACAGCCGGGAAGCTCCATGCCAGACCAAATGCTCCGCTGGGAAAACAAATGGAACAAGCCGATCTCCGCCCACTTCCTCCCCCACGATGCCGAGACCCGCAGCCCCAACGATGGGAAGTCCTACAAGACCGCCCTCGCAGACGCCGGCCTCCGCAACATCATCGTTGTCCCCCGCACCCCGGACAAATGGCTGGGAATCGGCTACGTCCGGGACTTGCTCCCACATTGCTGGTTCCATAGCGAAAACTGCGACACGCCAAGGGAACAGGACGGTCGCAAGCTCCCCTCCGGTGTTGCCAGCCTCAAAGGCTACCATAAGCAAATCACCCCCGCGAACAAGACCCTCCGGGAACAGCCGGAACACGACCAATTCTCCCACTCCTGCGATGCCTTCCGCACCTTCGCCGAAGCACACCGACGGGGAATGATAAACGCCCCCAGCACCATGAACCACACACCCCGCTCGATCCGGTGAACCCATACCTCCAAGCCCACACCGCCTACCACTCCCACGGCGAGCAGGAAGTCACCTGGACGGAGGCCATGGAGTTCCACCTGCAGCGCGGAGCCGTTGTTTCAACCCCGGAAATCTTCGTCATGGCTCGCCCGGTGCATGACTTCCCGGAGAACCATCCGGATCTCGACTACACCGCCCCCTATTCCGATTGCTGGCACATCTACGCCGCCGCCGGTGACCTCCGCCAGCTCCTCGCCCTCGCCCGTTCCCACGGCATCCGGGAAGTGACCTTCCAGCGCAGAGGCCGCGAGCGCCTGCACAGCCTCCGCCTTGCCACCCCTTAAAGCGAATTTCCAGCCATCACGGGCGAAGATGCAGCCGTGAAGTCTCCAAAACCTCCCGCCGCCCCCGCTCCCGCTGCCGTCACCACAGCCAATTCCGCCGACGTTGCGCAGGACTCCGCCAGCGCCCGGAAAAAGGCCAGGGATCGCTATGATTTTTCCAAGACTTTGCTTCGCGGCACCGGCGGACAAATCCCGCAGGAGATGAAAACCACCCTCGGATAATGGAAAGAACCGCCATCGAGGAGATTTGCGAGATCGGCGCGGCCATGGATACCCGCCGCTTGCCGTGGGATTCCCTATGGCAGGAGCAGGCGGATATCTGCCACCCCCGCCGCAGCCTATCCCAGCACCGCGCACCGCACGGCATCACCCCGGAGCGCGGGCAGATCGCCAGTTCCTTCGATGGCACCGCCCAGCGTGCCAACCGCACCCTCGCCAACGGCCAGGCCGCGCGGATCACTCCCATGGGGGCGCGATGGTTTGCACTCCGCCCGCCGGACGACATCGCCGACAGCCAGAGCGCCGTCTCATGGTATCAGTATTGCGGGGAAATCCTCGCCCGCGCCCTCTCCGCCTCCAATTTCTACAACATCGCCAAAGAGCATTACCTCGACCGGGGAGCTTTCGGCACCGCAGCGACCGAATCCCTCGCCGGAAAGGGCGGGAAAGGCCTGCATTTCCGCTCCTACCCCATCGGCTCCTATTCCGTCGCCGAGGATGATTTTGCCGAGATCGATACCCTCACCCGCCTGCTTCGCCTCACCCCCAAGCAGATCCTCCAGATGTTCGGGGAGGAAACCCCGGAATGCGTGATGAAAAAGCTCGCCGATCCCAACTCCGCCCTGGAGCCTCTGGAGATACGCCACACCATCCGCCCCCGCTCGATGCGGGATCCGCGCAAGATCGACAAGAAGAACAAAGCATTCGAATCCACCTACATCCTCGTAAAGGAAAAGATCCTCCTCCGCGAGGAAGGATTCGATGAATTCCCGCTCGCCGTCTCCCGCTGGGAAACATGGGGGGATTCACCGTATGGCTGGGCGCCGTCATTGCTCGCCCTACCGGAAGCCTCCCAGGTGAATTTCATCGAACAGATGAAGGACACGCTCCTCGAAGTCTCCGCTTTCCCCCGCGTCCTCTACCCGTCAAACCTGAAAGGCGACGTAAATTTCCGCGCCCTCGGCCTCACCTGCTACGATCCAGCCAACGGCCAGACCCCGCAGGAATGGCTCACCGGCGGGCGCTACGACATCGCCAAGGACGGAGCCGCCGACAAGCGCCGTGCAATCGAGGAGGCTTTCTATGTCCCCCTGTTCAACGCCGTGTCCCAGCTGGATCGCGATGTCACCGCCACGGAAGTCCGCGCCATCGTCTCCGAATCCCGCGAGCTGTTCCATCCCATATTTGCCAACCTCATCCGCGAGTTCCAGGGGCCACTCCTCAAGCGGTGCTTCAACATCCTCCTCCGCCAGGGAGCATTCCCGCCGCCGCCGCCTTCCGTCCTCGGACAGTCCGCACTTGGCGCATTCATTGCCGAGCCTGCCGTCGAATACACCTCGACCATGGCGCTTGCCCTGGAGGCCACCCAGATCGCAAACTTTGCCGATTGCATCAACGTCCTTGCTCCGGTCGCGCAGTTCGACCCCAGCGTCTTCGATTTCCTTGACACCGACCGCATCGGCTCCGAGTTCTTCCGCTACAAGGGACTCCCGGAAAGTTTCATCCGCACCCCGGAGGCCGTCGAGGCCGTCCGCCAATCCCGCGCCGAGGCCATGCAGGCACAGCAGGCAGCCGAGGCAGCCAAGGCCGTCGGCAGCCTTGGCGGAGCGGAAGGAATCGAATCCCTCTCCAACCTCGCACAGTGAACCCCAACCAACCAGACCATGCCCAAAGCAAAAAATCTGCAAGTGTCTCCCAAACCGGAGAACAAAGAAATCGCGCCGATATCCTTTCCGATACCCGAGCCACCTTCAACTCCGACCACGGAAAGCGCGAGCTCGCCCTCCTCCGCGATTCCGTCCGATACGACGAGCCCTCCTTCGTATTCACCACCGGGAGTCACACCGACCCCCTCCTCGCCGCCTTCCGCGACGGAAGGAAAAGCGTCATCCGGGAAATCATCCTCCGCCTCGAAACCCCGGAAGACAGCCCCGAGCCAAAGCAGCCCAAAGCCGTCCGCTGAACCGGCCAAACACCCCGTGCTAGGAACCGGCGGAATCGAATATATCACCTTTGCGGCCGCAACATTCTCCGACGAGAAATTCGCGGACTACTACGCCCACCGCGCCGCGCATCTCCTTGTTCTCCACGCCGACAAGGAGAAAGCCGCCGATGCCCTGGCCCGCCTCGAAACACTCATCCAAGCGTAGGGAAGTCCTCCGGATGGACGCCACGCTCATAACGTGGCCGTAGTGGGTTCGATTCCCACCCCTGCAACCAATCTCCAAAACAACCATGAAACCAAGAACCATACTAAGAAACGAAGCCGCCCCCGATGGCGGAGACAACGGAGGCGGAGCCGCCACTATCACCACGCCCGCAGCAGCGGCAGCGGCCACACCCGCCGCCCCGCCCGCAGCATTCAATCCGGACGGCAGCTTTGCCGAAAACTGGACATCCGCCCTTGGCGACGAGTTCGCACCCCACGCCCAAAGCCTGAAAGACTTCAAGGACGTGAAGGGACTCGCCAAAAGTTACCTCCATTTCCGTGGCACGGGCCCCGCTTATCCCACCGATCAATCCGCACCGGAGGACATCGCCCGCTTCCACTCCCTGGCGAAAGTCCCGGTCGAGGGAACACCCACCGCCTACGGCCTCCAGATCCCCGAGGGCATCGCCCCGGAGGAAAAGGGCATGTATGACCGCATCGCCGCCGCAGCGCACAAGGCACACGCGCCCGCGCCCGTCGTCGCCGCCATCGTCGCCGAGTATCAGGCAATCCAGAACGAGGTTGTCTCCGCCGAGCAGGAGCGCCTGGCAGGCGAGGAAAAGGCAGCGCAAGACCAGCTCGTCGCCAAGTGGGGCGGGAAGTTCGAGGAAAACTCCTCAATCGCCCGCCACCTCATCCAGACCATGGGGACATCCGCCGGCATCCCCGCCGATGATCCGTCACTTGCCGCCATCATCAACAACCCGGCCTTCGCCCAGATCGCCGTGGAGTTCGCCAAGCACACCCAGGAGGATCGCACCCGCCTTCCCGCAGGATTCGGCGACATCCGCAGCCCGCAGCAAAAGGCCAACGCCATCATGGACGGCTCCGATCCCGTCTGGGGCAAGAAATACACCCAAGGCACAGCCGAGGAAGCGCAGGCAGCCTACAACGAAGTTGCCCGCCTGCTCGCCGAGGCAAAGCAATGAAGATTTTCCCAACGGTGATCCCGAAGGCGACGGCCTAAGGCAAGCACCTCAACCGAGACCTAACCGAAGGAGGGTGCATCCTCTTAGGCTCTAGTCAATCAACCCCGCTACGTTGTCCGGCGTAAGAAAGGCGGAGGTTGGGAATCCAAAGCCCGTGTCTGAAAAGGCACGGGCTTTTTCGTATTGCCACCCCTTAAAGCGACAATTTCCACCGATTCCCGCAGATTCCAGAACGTCAGGCGCAAGCCCCGGATCACTTCGCAAGAAGCCCGGTAAGCGAAACGCCCGCCGAACGGAGCGCATCCGCCAGGAGACGGCCCACGTGTGTGGACTACCGGAACCGAATCAAGACCACCCCGATTCCATTCCAAAATCTACCACACACCACCACCATGATCCCCGATCATTTCACCATCCAATACGGCAAGAACTTTACCTCTGCCATCCAGCAATCCACCTCGCGTTTCCGCAAGGCCGCCATCGTTGAAACCGGTTGCACCGGTGAGGCGAAAACCCACAACCTCGATCTTCCCATTGAGGACAACGAATCCACCGGCGAGCGCATTGCCAAGACCGTTCTCCAGGAGATCGATACCGATAAGCGCTGGAACCGCCCGCGCAAGTTCGACCTCGCCACCCCGGACATCCCGTTCGATGAAAAGCTCCTTGCCCCGACCATCCTTCCGGGCGGCAAGCACATCATGTCCCACCGCGCCGCCTACGAGCGCCGCTTGGACAAGGTGTTTGTCGAAGGTCTCTTCGGAACCAACTACAAGGGCAAGGATGGCGTCACCGCCGCCAACATCCCCTCCGCCAATACCATCGAGGTTGATTACGTCGCATCCGGCTCCCCTGCCGATTCCTCGCTGATCGTGGACAAGATCATCCATGCCAAGACCATCCTCCGGAACAACGAGGCATTCGGTGACGACGCCATGGCACGCGGAATCCAGCTTTGGGGCGCGATGACCCCCGGCATGGAGGAGGCGCTTCTGTTCCTCGCCAACGCCAGCAACGGCTCCGCCGCCAACCGCCTCTTCTCCCGCGACTTCATGCCGCCGGTGCTCGATGCGAACGGCAACATCTCCAGCTTCCTCGGAATCAACTGGATCCGCTCGACCCAGCTCCCCGTCGATGAGTCCGACGCCACCATCCAATTCGCCGGAATCTGGACTTCCGACGCGGTGCACCTGGACATCTGGCAGGACATCAAGACGGACGTTTCCACCCGGAACGACCTCAAGAACATCACCCAGTTCTTCAGCCAATACGCCTTCAACGCCTGCCGCTCGCAGGACGAGAAGGTCGTGAAACTCGCCTGCAAAATCGCCAGCTAACAATCAACAGGGGGGCGGGTGAAAGCCCGCTCCCCGACTTCCCAAAAGAACCAAGACCATGCCAAACTTCAAATCCGACCTAGTCACCGCCCGCGAATCCCTGAACTACTCCGACAAGGCTGCCGTTGACGGCATCCGCACCGGAGCCGGGATACTGCTGGCCACCGCCACCATCACCCTCGCAGGAACCGAAGCCGCAGCCGACACCCTGCAACTTCTCGACCTTCCTCCGGGTTGCGAAATCGTCCCTCAACTGTCGCATGTCACATGCTCGGCTGATCCGGGAACCACCCTCACCCTCGACATCGGGGATGCCGCCAATGCCGACGCTTACGCCGACGGCATTGTCCTCTCCGCCGGCGGTCAGGTGGGATTCTGTTCCGCAACCATTCCAGCCGCCATGGCTGCACCGGTTCTCACCACGGAACTCACCCGCATCTTTGCGACCGTCGCCAGCGCTGACACGCTTACGGCTGCCGTGAAGCTGATCTTCACCATCGCCTACCGCATCAAAGGCTAACCGATCTCCTGGGTTACATTCGGTTGGCAGCCCTCGTCCGGATCCGTCGGGGCGGGGGCTGTTTTTTTGAAACCCATTCACCACCATGCCACTCACAAGCAAGACCGACATTTGCAACCTCGCCCTCGCCGAGCTGGGCGCACGGCGCATCTCCTCATACGAGAGTGATACCACGGTCGAGGCCAAGGCCTGCCGCCTGCACCTCGATCATGTCATCGACACCCTGCTTGAGCGGCACCAGTGGAACCACGCGACCAAGGCCGCGAACCTTTCCAAACTCCTCACCGTCCCGAACGCCGAATGGACGGAAGCCTACCAGCTCCCGGGAGACTTCATCCGCCTGATCCGCGTTTCCGTCGGCACCGCCCTGAACTCGCTCCAGAACTTCGCCCTCGAAGGCCGGAACATCCTCACAATCGGATCGGGCGACACCCTGCCCATCCTCTACGTCTCCAACGACATCCCCGTCGCGCAGTGGTCCCCGCTGTTCATCGATGCAGTCGTTTACAAGCTCGCCGCCAAGATCGCGGGTGACGTCACCCAAAACCCATCCCTCGCCGATTCCGCGCTCAACAAGCTCGAATCCCTCGCCCTCCCCGTCGCGCAGACCGCCGACGCCAGGCAGACCCTTTCCGGCGAGAACTTCACCCCGGCACACATGGCCTCACAGTCCAGCCTTGTCGCCGCCCGCTTCAACACCGGCGGCATCGCCTCCTACGCACCGACACCGCCCCCATGATGCACTCCATCACGCTTTCTTTCAACGGCGGGGAAGTCACCCCGTATCTCTCCTATCTCACGAACTTCGTGAAACACGCGAGTTCATGCTCTCTCATGGAGAACTTCCTCCCCATGCCGTTCGGGGGATTCCGGAAACGTCCCGGCACCCTATGGCTCACGGAACTTCCCGACAACCCGCGCATCGAGGTTTTCACTTTCTCCGACGGCACCAGCAATGTCTTCGTCTTCCATGCAGCCGGGATCATCATCCTCGCCACCGACGGCGATGAGATCGACACCATTGCGAAAACGATCCCGGATCCATTCCGCCTCCAGTTCTCCCAGATCAACGACATCATCGACATCGTTTCCCCGGACTTCCACCCCTGCCGCGTATCCTCCGCCGATGGCATCACCTGGACGCTGGACGAAACCGTCTTCGATTACCCGCCCCTCCTGGACGAGAACACGGACGAAACCCACACCCTCGCCGTCCCCGGATCCGGCACCGTAGCCCCGGCAGCGTCCTTCACCCTCACATCCTCCGCTTCCCTTTTCGAAGCAGGCCATGTCGGCGCAATTTTCAAGATCGCCAAGAAACGCCCTGCGGACGATTACGAGCGATCGCTCAAAGCCATCAACGCCACCACCAGCACAGCCCTCGAAGTGACCGGCCTGGCGTATTTCTCCACCTCCTCGACATCCGGAGGATGGACAGGCGACTTCACCGTCCAGAAAAGCCCCGACGGAACCACCTGGACGGACGAGCGGGTATTCACGGCAGCGGGCGACCGCAATATCCCCGTCACCGAGATCGATGTTGGCAGCGGCTTCACGTTCCTACGCATCAAATACGACGGAACCACCGCCACCGCATCACGCGGCATCCTCGCCGCCGCCAGCGCTTTCGTTTCCGGACTCGCCAGGATCACCGCCGTTGCTTCCGGGACATCCGCCACAGCAACCGCCCTCACCCGGCTTCCTGTCACCACAACGAGCTACTGGACGGAGGGAGCGTTTTCCACCCACCAGGGATTCCCCCTCGCCATCGCCCTGCACGACCGGCGCCGGGTCTTCGCCGGGACAGCCCTCCGCCCCATGTCGATCTGGGCATCCGCAAACGACGACCTCAACAACTTCCTCCAAGGCACCGCCGCCGACGAAGGATTTTACCGCACCCTTGCCGCCACCAGGCAATCCCCGATCCGATGGCTCGCCTCCCAACGCCGCTTGTTCGTGGGAACAGTGGAAGGGGAATGGGTGATCGGTGCCGACACCGACAGCCCGATTTCCCCGGAAAGTTTCCTCGCCCGGGAATACACCCGCTTCGGCTCGAACACCGTCCCGGCCATCCCTGTCAATGATTCCATCTACTTCATCGAAAGGCAGGGCCTCCGCCTCCGCGAGCTCGCCTACGTCCTCGAGCGCGAATCCTTCGACGCCGCAGACCTCACCCGGCTTGCGGAGCATATCGCCGTTTCCGGCATCACCCAGATGGCCTTCCAGCACTCCCGCGAGCCGTTCCTCTGGGTCTGCACCAATTCCGGAACGCTCCTCGCCTTCGCCTACAACCGCCGCGAGGACATCGCCGGATGGAGCAGGCACACCACCCTTTCCGGAAAATTCACCTCCGTTGCCGTCCTCCGCAACGATTCCGACGACGACGACGTTTTCCTCGCCGTCCGCCGCATCCCCGAGGGAGGGGACGAGGGAGACTCCGTTTTCCACCTGGAGAAATTCGCACCCTCCCAGCAGCGCATCCTTGAGGAAGGGGACTTCGACGGAATGCACTATGTGGATTCCGGAGTGAATGCAGCCACCTCCGGAGGGGACAACACCCTCACCGTCCCCGATCACCTCGAAGGGGCGCAGCTCAATGTCCTCGCCAACGGCATATCCTACGAGCGCTTTGTCCTCACCTCCGCCTTCGATCTCCCCGTGGCCTGCAGCAACGCACACGCCGGCCTCCCCGTCACATCCATCCTCACCACCCTCCCGCTGGATGTTCAGGTCGAGAACGGAACGTCCCACAGCCGCAGGAAACGGGCGCAGGAACTCAAATTGAACGTCTTCCAATCCTTCGGAGGCTCCTACACCTACGACAGCCAGACGGAAGTCATCAACTACACCACCACCGGCGACAACACCGACGACTCCCCCACCCTCCGCACCGCCTGGATTCCCACCATCCTCCCGCCCGCGCACATGGAAGACCTCACATTTTCCATCCGGCACACCGAGCCTTATCCGTTCCTCTGCCGCGCCGCCATCGTTTCCTGGACTCTCCATGAGCCATGATCACCCTCCGCACCATTGCAATCGATCCGCACGACGGCCGCATCACCGCCGCGGACTATGCCCTTGTCGAAAAATGGTGGAAATCCCGCGCCTCCGAGGCACCGCCCCGCAACGTCCTGCCCACCCTTGGCGTGATTTCCTCCCATCGTGATACGCCGATGGCAGCGGTTTTCGCCTACCTCGATGCCACCGGATCCGGCATTGCCCTCCCTGCATGGCACATCACCGACCCAAACGCACATCCTCGCCATGCAGGCCGATCGCTCAAAAAGGCCATCGACTTCCTGCATGCTGAATGCGCCCGCCTGAATTATTGGCTCGCCTGGACGACCGTAGCGAATCCATCCCTCATCTCCTACCTGGAGGTAACCGGTTACCAAGCCGCCGAGTCCGGGCTCACCCATCTCTTCCGTCCTTTGCCACCCCTTAAACCGGACACCGCCCCGGAAACAGCCCATCCTTCGCATCCATGGGAGCCGGTATCCTAGCATTCGCATCACTCGCCACCACCCTTGTCTCCACAGGCGTGGCTATCTACGGCCAGAACCAGCAGGCGAAAAGCGCAGTCGAGGCCGCGAAATACAACAATCAGCTCGCCCAGGCCGAAGCCACCAACCTCGCCAACGAATCCCGGGAAGCACAGACCCGCGAGCGCCAGCAGAACCGGCAGCAGATGGCACGGCTCCGCCTTTCCCTCGGCCAGCAGGGAACCCAGAACAGCAGCGGGACACCCCTCGCCATCATCGGCGAATCCCAGCAGAACCTTTCCCTTGGCATCGCAGACGCCGCCCGCCGAACCGACATGCAGACCGCAGCCCTCCGCGCACGCGGCCAGATGGGGCTTTGGGAGGCCGACCAGTTCAAGCGGGCATCCAAGCTCCAGATGATCGGAACCGCCATCGGTGGAGTCTCCTCCGCCGTGCAGGGATACGGACAATTCAAATACACCGGAGCCCTATAATGCCCGTCCAAGTCGCACAGATCCCAAATTTCCAGAGTCAGGCAATCAACGCCCCCGCCATGTCCGGGCGCGATCCCGGGGCGCAAGCCCTCGGCAGCCTCGCCCAATCCATCGCCGGAGTCTCCGAGGCCTTCGCCGGACAAGCCCAACGAATCCAGAAAGTGGAAAACGCCCGCATCATCTCCGAAAACCGCAACAGGCTCTCCGAGGAATACGCGAACTTCCAGATCGAGAACCAGAAGGAAACCGATCCGGAGAAGCGCATGGCCGCCACCATGACCTTCCTCAAGAAGCAGCAGCAGACCCTCGACCAGCCGGGATATTCCCCCTACGTCCGCGACGCCCTCACCGGCCACTTCGACAACTTCGCCAACTCCGCCCGAATCCGCTCCGTTGAGGACGCCGCCAACCTCACAGTCAAACGCGCAGGCCTTTCCCTCTCAAACGAGATCGAGGAAGCCAAGCGCACCGGTGACCGCAGCCTGTTCGAAGCCGCCAAGGCCACCGGACGCGAGGCCGGGATACTCCTCCCCGAGCAGGAGCAGGCGCTGGACATGGATTTCGACCGCAACATCCAGTTCCAATCCGCCCGTATGCAAGCGGAGGACTCCCCTCTCGATGCCATCGAGGCGCTTGAATCCGAATCTTTCCTCACCACCAACCCCGGCCTCTACCCGGAAGACCAGGACAAGCTCATCCGCTACGCAAAGCAGCAGATCGAAGTGAAGCGCGGCGACGAGATCGACCTCCTCGAGAATGCCCTCGCCGAGGGGAAACTCGGATTCCCCGACATCAAGGCCGCCGAATTCCTCTCCCCGAAAGATCGCCGCGCCATCGCCTCCTCCCTCAAGAAAACCGAGCAGGACACACCAATCTCCCAGCAGGAATACCTGAATGCGTGGAAAGTCGCCGATACCCTCCGCGCTGCCCGGAATGATCCCAAGGTATCCGATGATTCCTACCGCCTCATCCACAACGAAGCGCGCACCGACATCCTCAACCGCGTTCCCCCGTCCCTACAGGGCGATTTGAAAAAGGAACTCGGATACCTCTCCCCAGCAGGCCGCGACACCTCCCAGCCGGTGAAAGCCTCAGACCGCACGGAACTGGAATCCATCGCCCGCGCCCAGATTTCCCGCGCCCACGATGCCGGGATGTATGGCGACGTATCCAAGGAATCACCCTTCGAGACCCGCGAGAAAGCCGCCCGCAAGGCCGAAGACCTCCGCCTCCATGTGAAACGCTTCATCGAATCCCGTAACCCTCCGCCGGATCCAGCCGAAATCCGATCCTACGTGGACACTCTCAACGGGACAGCGATCGATGGCGACACCCCGCTCATCCCCGCAATCCCGGCGCCGTTCTCCATCGGCTCCGAAATCGACAGCCTTCTCGCCCCTCTCCCCGGACTACCTCCCGGCGCGGGCGCAGCAACCGACCTCATACTTCCGCCGAAATGACGCCCACCGACCTCGACATCGCCCTCGGAGACCTCACCACCATCCCGGAGGAAACCGCATGGGGAGCCTTCCAGACCCTCAAAGCCGCGCGCACCGATCCCGCGCTCGCCGCCGATCCGAACCTCTCCAAGAACCGCGAGGCGCTGCAGTCCTACGTCACCGAACGCCGCTCCAACGGCCACGAACTTTTCCCCAACGTCACCGCCGCCGCCAACCGCCAGCGCAACGACACCCTCGCCGCGCTCTACACCAAGCCCTTGGAAGAAGCCCTCCCCGGCGCATCCTTCTCCGAGATTGAGCGCCGCGCCGCCTTTACGGCCGATCCGGAGGAATTCAAACAGCGCCAGGTCAACCGTTCCTTCCTCTCCGCAACCCTTGGCCGCAACATCACCGCCGAGGAATACCCCTTCATCCGCCAGATTTACGCCAAGCAGCACCTAGGACTGGACAAGGACACATCGGAAAAAGCCGTGTTCTCCGCCCTCCAGACCCGTTTCACCGAGGAGGCCACCTCACAGAAGACCCTCACCGCCCTCGCCAAGCAGGCTTTCACCGAGACGCTTGAGGGGAAACCACGCACCGCGCCCGATCTCTCCGCCATCCCTCCCCGCCTGCGCGAGAACGTCGCCGCCGAAATCTCCCGCACCCAGCGCGAGGCAGCACGCCAAAAGCGCCAGCTTCGCCCCACGGTCGACACCATCACCAAGGAACTCTCCACCTTCGCCAAGGAACTCGAGGGGGCACCCGCCGAACTGGAATTGACTTTCCCATTCGAAAAGGTCGCCTCCGCCCTTCCCCGCGATCCGAAGCAAAAGCAGCTCGCCCTCGCCCTGGTGGCCATGGAGATCAGGAACCTCCCGGATTTCCAGAAAGGCGGTGCACAGCGCTTCCAGGATTCCGTCATACGCGGATTGTTCAACGCAGGAATCTCTGCCGTCTCCCTCCCGCTGGAAATCGGCGCAAAACTCCGCGCCGCTCTCCCCGCCGGACAGGAATTCAAACGAACGGCACAGGACAACGAGACCATCCGCCGCGATGCCCAGACCCTCCGCCGCATGCTCATCGGCGAGATTGATCCAGCCGTGAAAGCCACCGATGGCCTTGTTACCAAATCCCTCATCCTCGCAGGCGGCAGCGCATGGACACTCCCCGCCGTCGCCGCTGGTCCCGCAGGATGGGCTGCCATGGCATCCGCTTTCGGTGGGGATTCCTACCAGCAGGCACGCGAGGAAAACCCGGATGCCTCGCGCGACGCACAGCTTTTCGCCGCAGCCGCTTCCGGCGTGGTGCAGGCAGGCGCGGAAACCGTCCTCACCAAGGTAGGCTTCAAAGTGGTGGGCGGGAAAATCCCCGGCCTCGCCGGCATCCTCAACAAATCCGGCGTCCTCAATCCCCTTGCACGCGGCACCATCGCCGCCGCCGCCGGTGGCGCGACCATCACCGCCACGGAATACACCGAGGAAGCCCTCCAGGGAGCCACCGACCGCCTCGCCCAGGATCTCGCCTTGGAGTTTTCCAACATCGCCCCAAGCACCGATTGGAAACAGTTTTGGGGGAAATGGCTCACAGTCGGCGGGCAGGAACAGCGCGACACCCTCCTCGCCATCATGCCCTTCGCCGTCGTCGGCGCTGGCGGGGGATCGATGGGACATTTCAAATACGGCTCCCACCTCGCCCGCAACCGCGCCCTCCTCGATGCCGTCGGCGTCCCGGAAGCCAAGATCCGGGAAATTGTCCGCTCCACCGACGTGGAGAAAACCGACTCCCTCATCAAGGAAGCCTTCGCCGAGGGGCTGGAAGCCCGCACCGCCGAGCAGAAAGCCGCAGCCCGCGAAACCCTACGGGAACAGAACCGCCTCATCACCGCCGCCGGCCTCCCCCGCATCACCAAGGAGAGCGAATACACATTCACCTTCACCGATCCGGTTTCCGGGGAATCCTCCGAATTCGAGACCGAGGAGGAAGCCCTCGCCCACTGGCGCGACGCCGCCCTCCAGCAGAACGAAGCCGCGCTCGAAACCATCGCCAACGCCGCCCGGGAAGGCTCGCTCGATTTCCTCACAGCCGAGGGCAAGGTATCAAATGATACCCGCGTGCAGGAAACCGACGTGGTGATGTCCTTCCCCCGCGCCGTAAAAGAGGGGATCATCACCCGCGAGCAGTTGGAAGCCCGCCTCCAATCCTTCATCCTCCAGGAAGGCATGAGCGCCGCCGACGCAGTGAACGCCACGGAATCCCTTGTAATCCGCGCCCGCTCCTACACCGAGGCCACCCGCGACGGCCAACTCCGCTACACCGTCCAGCTTTTCAAGGGAGCCGACGCCCTCAACATCTTCGAGGACTTCGCCGAGGATGCCATGAAACGCGCCATTTCCGCCGGCATCGCCGACCCCCTCACCATCCTCGCCGACCTCCGCGACTACCAGACCGCCACCGGGGACACCATCCTCCCCGCCGGATACGAATACGACCCGGACAACGCCATACCGCTCATCGAGGCCTTTTCCGCCCTCGCCCGCGCCCAGGTCATCGGCAACGTCTCCACCGATTCCATCCCCCGCAGCGTAGGCCAATGGCTGGAAACCATCACCACCTACGGCGAGCACACCCTCGCCACCGCCAAGGACATCGCCCGCGGCTACGCGCCCGACCTCCAGCGCACCGCCACCCTCCGCGAAGCCATCGGCAAAGGCACCCTCCCGCCCCGCCTCCTCGATCTCATCAACGATTCCATCGGCATCAACGAGAAAGAGACCTTCCGCCGCATGGAGAAAGCCTACGAGGAACAGCTCATGGCCGAGGCCATGGGAGGTTTCCCGGAAATCCAAGCCGAACTCCAAGGCCGCATCCCCCACCCGCAGACCCTCCGCGACAACCAGCACCCCCTCGCCGGGGAAGTCCGCCGCATTTGGGAGTCCATGAAAAAGCCCACCCGCCGCCGCGATTCCCAAGGCCGCCAGATCGACCGCACCAACGAGGCCAACGCCTATTTCCTCCCCATCGGCAAAATGGTTGACCTCGACAAGGTGCGCGAGGCCATGAACGCCAAGGGCTTCGACTTCCAAACCCCCGCCGACCTCCTCGACGCCCTCGACTCCTCCGTCTCCTACAACAAACCCTTTTACGGCACCGCGAGCCGCGGGAATGATTCGTTTTCCATTGGCCGCGTCAACCTCCCCCCCACAACGCAAGAGAGCCGTGAAGTTTCCTCCACGGCTCCGGTTGCTGATTTGACAGCGGATAGCGGGACAAGCCCGGTTTCCAATGCATTTTTGTTTCAATCCGCGCCCAGCGAACCGGGCGATGCGTCACCTCGCGGCGACGGGGAAACAAATAGCTCATTCTCCATCGGACGCGCAAGGGAAAATTACGAAAAGGCGCAAAATCGCGTTCTTTACGCGAAAAAGGAGCTTTCAGAAGTGGAGGAAGCCACCGCAGAAGAGCGCAAGGAATGGGAGGAAAAACACGGGAAAATTGTCACGGTGAATTCGACGGCAAAATTTCGTCAATGGTTTCCTTACAAAAATTTCACCCCTCCAAAAAACGATTACACCTGGCAGTTCACCAAGAACGTCAATGGCGTAACATCACGAGGACGCGGGCTTTCCAGAGGGTATGAACCCCATCCCGAGGTTACAATATTCACAGTGGATCAAAATGGTATCGAGACTCACGCAACAAAGATCATCGACAACCACGGAAAAACGCTTTTTGAGATTTCCACCTTCGACCACAAGCCATTTCCCGAATCAAAGGAACTCATCGCCGCCCGCGAAGCCCTCGCCCAAGCCGAAGCCGAACTCTACCTAGCCGAAGAGGAATTCGACCCCGCCAACGCCCCCGATCCGAACGACACCTCACCCGATCCGGTTCCGGCAGCGGGTAGCAATTCCGTAAGCAACGAATTGCAGCGCAAGCGGGACATCTACAACGCCATGCTCGACGCGAGGGCGGTGGAGGAGAAAAACGCCGCCCGTTCCTTCATCGCCCGGGTATGGAGCGCCTACGCCCAGCACGATGAGCTTTTCCAGTTCGGACGTTCCAACAGCAAGGACGCGGCGGAAATCGCCAAAGCCGTATCATCCCCGGGCAAGCTCATCACCGTGGTGGAAAACGGTGATTCCATCCGCCTTCAAGGGAAAAACGGATACATCAGCATTGAGGATGCTGAAACAACCAGACCTTATATCTCTGCCCCAAACGCAGGCAGCAAAGGAAAAAAAGAAGGGGGTGGCTCTCAGCTTTACGCCATCGCCCTTGATTGGATTCACAACAACAAGAAACGGGTGAAAGATGACAGAGGCGGACTCTCTCACATCAACTGGGTTCGCCGCACCTCCAACATGGCCGCATCCGCCATCCGCTGGGGAACCACCCGCCACCTGAAGCCGCACGCCAATCAGGAAGTCGGAAAGTGGACAACCAACGACCTCTTCAACACCTCCCTCCTCATCACCAAGGAGATGGAGAACACCCACCGCATCCTCCCCCAATCAAAGGCATTGCGCTACGACTTCGCATCCGATACCTTCACCCGCGATGGGCATGCCGTCACAACCGAAGAACTCGCCACGCTCATCGAAGACACCTTGTCTTTCGACAAGGGAATCGGCCTTTCGACTCTTCAAAGAGCGGTCATCACGGCATCCGCGATTGATGAATTTCAGCGAGGAACGGCTGAAAGTATTGTTCAACAGGCAGAATCCGACCTACCGGCTTCCCTGACCGGAGTTTCCTACTCCCTCGGCCCCGCATCCCTCAACCGCATCGAGGCCGCCATCGCCCGGAAATTGACAGCAGCCCCGGACGAACGCGCCGAATTCTACTCCCGCGTCCGCAACCGCCTCGCCGGACTCACCCAGCGCCTGGAGGACATGGAGAACGGACTCGGCCCCTTCGCCCGCAAGCCCACCGACGAGGCCGGGGAGGAACGCCGGCGCATTCAGGACGCCATCGCCGAAGCCCGCGCCATCATCAGTTCCCTCCCCATCGAAGCCCGTGGCCGCGTGGACTTCGACTTCGAGGACATCACCGCCAAGACCACCGAGAAAGGCCGCGTCAAAGCCCTCCTCCGCCTCATCGACAAGGCCGACGTTGCCCTCGAAGTGGTCTTGAAAAAGGAATACCTCGAAGCCTTTTCCCGCACGCTCGACCTCGCCGCCCCGGAACTCCGCCAGAACCGCGCCATTCGCGGCCGTCTCACCCCGGAAACCCAGCGCCTCATCAACGCCATCATCCCCATCGTCCACCTTACCCAGACGGAGGCACAGGCCGCCACCATTCAGGCGCAGGCAGCCTACGACGCGATAGAGGCGCAATACCCCGACCCCACCGACGACGCCGCCGTGACCGCATGGGAAAGCGCCCTCGCCTCCGCACAGGAAACGCTCGACCTCCTCAACACCTTCGCCTCCCTCACCTCCCAGACGGCCGCCGAGATCGCCGAGGCACGCAAGCACCTCCTCCAGATCTACACCAAAGGCCGCACCGCCCGCCAAATGCTCGACCAGGCGAAGCGATCCGAGACCGCATCCCAGCGCCGCGAAGTGATCGAATCCCTCGGCGGCATGGTTTCCCAATCGAAATGGGCGAAGCGCACCGAGAAAGCCGGTTTCGCCGACCTCGCCGAATCCTTCCGCCTAGGCCTCGCCTCCTTCCATGAAGTGATGGAATGGCTTTTCCCAAAATCCATCGCCGCCCGCGACTACCAGCAGGCCATCCGCGATTCCGAACGCGCCTTCACCCGCGCCAAGATCGACGCCCGCGAGCGTTTCGAGAACTTCGCTTACACCGCTTTCAACCTCACCGGGAAATCCCGCAAGCGGAAGCTCAACCGCATCATCGCCGCCCTTTCCACCCGCCGCGACGATTGGAACATCGAGATCGCCGAGGGAACCCGCTTCGAGACGGAGAAAATGACCGAGGAACAGGCCGCCGGCGTATTGGACGGCACCATCAAACCCGGATGGGAAGGCGACCCCATCGCCATGGAATCCCTCCGCCAGTCCCTCGCCGACTTCCGCCTCCAGCGCCAGACCGCCCGCGACAGCGCAAAAGCCTTCACCAAGAAGGTGGTCAAATTTCAGCGCCTCACCCAGCGCGGCGCTCCCACCTTCCTCCGCATGTCCGACATGGAGGCCGTCTATTGGCTCCAGCTCGCCGCCCAGGAGCAATACCTCCCCGCCCTCGACCGCTACGGATTCACCCCCGCCGTCATCGCCAAGATCCGCGCCAAGCTCGATCCCCGCGCCGAAACCTTCGCCTCCCACCTCCGCAAGGAATACGACGCCCAATGGGGCAGGCTCAACCCCGTCCACCAGCGCCTTTTCGGCCTCGATATGCCGCGCATCCGCAACTACGCCCCCGGCATGTTCGATTCCATGGACTCCAAGGGAGACCCCAACATCGGCATGGACGGCGCAGCGGGCAGCGTCAACGCCATGACCGCCGGATTCACCAAAGCCCGCGTTCACCACATGGCACGCCCCCGCCAGATGAACGCCCTCGCCGCCTACTGGAGCAGCTTGGAATCCACCGAATACTTCATCGCTTGGGCGGAAACCATGCGCGACATGCGCCAGGTCTTCCGCTCGCCGGATGTCCGCCGCGTGATTGAGGGGAACTACGGCACCCGCGCCGCCCGCGATTTCTCCACATGGCTCGACACCCTCGAAACGGATGGCCGCGCCCGCGCCCTGGAAGCCATCGGCCTTTCCGAACTCACCACCAACACCCTCACCACCCAATCCGCCGTCGGCCTCGCCTTCAACCTCGGCACCGTATTCAAGCAATGGAGCGCCGGACTCGGCCACTTCATGCACATCCCCACCACGCAGGCGATCAAGGTGACCTTCCAAGCCCTCGCCGATCCCGCATCACTCCGCGCCGCATGGGGAAACGAAGCCGTCCAACAGCGCATCCTCGCCGGAATCACGCCCGAGGACAAGCGCCTCATGGACGCCGCCAACGCCTCCCCGTCCCTCGCCATGGAACTCCTCGATCTTGGACGCCTACCCATCGCCCTCGCCGACGCCGCTTTCACCTCCATCACCGGAGCCGCTGCCTACAAATACCAGTATCAGGAAGCCGTGAAAGCTGGCCTGTCCGACTCACAGGCGCACGCCGCAGGACTCACCCACCTAGATTTCGTCATCACCCGCACCGCCCAGCCCGCCACCACGCAGGACAAGTCCCTCGCAGAGAACTCCGCCAAGGGATTCGCCAAGTTCCTTTTCCTCTTCAAGTCCGACCCCCGCCAGAAATTCGCCAAGGCAGCCTCCGCCCTGCGCCTCATGCAGCGCGGCGACATCACCAAGGTCGACGCCGCCCGCCGCATTGTCTTCTCATGGATGGTCTACGGCCTCATGGCACAGGTCGCCACCGACATCTGGCTCTCGATCTCCCGCGACGACGACGACGAGGAAAACTGGAAACCACAGGACTACGCCGCCGCCATGATCGCGGGGCCACTCTCCGGAATCCCCCTCATGGGAGCCGCGCTCGAGACCACCATCAAATCCCTTGTCGGATCCAAGGCCTACACCAACAACGCCAACCCCATCGACAAGGCCGTCTCCTACGTCTTCCGCGACGGATTCACCCTCGCCACCGTGAAAGCCGCATCCGCCGAGGAAATCGACCTTTCCGAAATCCTCGCCGCAGCCACCCGCGACGCCGGGTCAATCTCCCAGATCCTCGGAACCTACACCCCCGCCTTCGCCATCATCCCCGCCGGCCTCCGCGCCGTCCGCGATGCCGTAGGGATCGGCTCCAACGTCATCGGGGCCTTCACCCCGGAGAGCGAGGAGGAAATCGCCTCCCGCATCATCCGCGAGGAAAGGAAAGCCTCCCGCAAGGAAACCACCGGCACCACCGAAGACCTCGAAGCCATCACCGCCGATCTCCTCCGCCTCGATCCAGCAGCCCGAGCCAAGCGCCTCGCCGCCCTCGACAAGGACACCCGCGCCCGCGTGGAGCCCCGCCTCCGCCGCGCCGCCATGTCGCCAAACGAACGAGCCCTTTCCTCCATGTCCCTCGCCCAGCGAAAGGCAGCCGTGGAAAAGATCCTCGAAGCACTCCCCGAAGCCCGCCGCCAGCCCTTCATCGACCGGCTGGAGGAAATCGGAATCAATCTCCCGGATTGACCCTTGCCACCCCTTAAACACGCAGGCGGGGATTTCCTTCCTATCGTCCCGGCATGGCGCTAGGCGATGCAACCAACCGGATCGAATACGCGGGGAATAACTCCGCCGTCACCGCCTACGCTGTCCCCTTCCGCTTCGATGCCGCTTCATGGCTCATTGTCCGGCACATCGAGGAGGACGGAACGGTCAACATCCTAAGCAATGGGGTTGATTTCGCCCTCACAGGGAACACCGTCACCGGCGACGGGGAAATAGTCACCACCGAGGCCATCCCAGCAGCGGACAGCCTCGTCTTCTCCCGCTACACCCCGGCCTTCCAGACCCTTTCCCTCGTCCCCAACAGTCCGCTTCCCGCAGCCGACCTCGAGGCCGCGCTCGACCGCCTCATCATGGCGCTCCAGGACAGGGATACCAATGGCGGACTCCCCTTCTCCCGCGCCATCATCTTCCCCGTCTCCGAGCCTGACGACCACGAAAACACCCTACCCAACCCCGCCCTCCGCAAAGGCCATTTCCTCTATTTCGACGCGACCACCGGCGAAATGCAAACACTCAGCCAGGCCGGGCTCATCACCCTTCTTGGCGAGGGATTCCGTGGAGCCACAGGCGCAACCGGAGCCACAGGCGCGGACGGAGCCGCCGGTGCAGACGGGGCCGACGGCGCATCAGCCTACGAGCTCGCCCTCGCAAATGGTTTTGTCGGAACTAAAATCGAATGGCTCGCATCCATCGAGGGAGAGGATGGGGCGCCGGGAGCCGATGGAGCCCCGGGAGCCGATGGCATAGGTCTCCCCGCCGGAACCGCCGGACAAATAGCCTACCACAACGGCACCGGCTGGGTTGCGCTCGCCGCCCCGGCTGCACCAGGCGGAAACCAACAAATCATCCTGACCCACGACGGCACCGCCCCCAGCTGGGTCACCGTCGATGAAGTCATCCTCGATTACTGCGACACCGGAACCCCAACCACAGGAACCTTCCTGAAACTCTGATGGCGCACCTCATCCAGCCCATCGAGATCAGTGCAGTAAAATACTGCCCAACTTGCCAGACAGGCCACGCCACCAGGGCGGTATTAACCGACGACCATTTATTCCTCGCTACAAACGCCGCCGACGTAACCACCCCATGCGGAGGATGGGATATGATAGAGGGCAGCATCGCATGGGAAGGTGAGGTATCTTTCGGGGTCACCTGCTGCAGCGAAGTTACAGTCGAATTCTCAGCGAACGGCGCTCCTGATTCCGAGACCGAAGGTCATTACGTCGAATGTCATGCCTACCTCGACGGGACTTTTGTTGATTTCGTCTATCTCTACGTAGGCGGCACGGATAGCATAGCAATCCCCATCACCTCGGAGGCCTGCGGATCAATCATCACCCTGCATTGCTACGACAGCGTTGCAGTCGGCATCGATATCAACGCCACCGCCACCATTATCAGCATCACCTGATCCCTCTCACCATGAACTTCACCTCAGACACCACACTCGAGCTTGCCACCTTCCCGGGCAGCTTCTACCTCCTCACCCTCGCCGGGGATTTCGGGGGAGGCTCCCTCGCCGTCACCGCCATACTGGACGACGACAGCACCGCCCCTCTGATCGACCCCATTACGGCCGATGGAACCTACATCGTCCCTGTCTCCACCCGCCGCACCGTCCTGGAACTCTCCGGATCCACCGCTCCGGATTTGACCATCGCTCTCGTCCACTCCCAAAGCCCCTTCAATCCCTACTACGAGACCGCAGGCGCAGCCGCCGCGCAGATCGAGGCAATCGCCACGCCATCATATCTCGACAGGTTCACGCTGCGGGCGGATGCGACCGACATAGTCAACGGCACCACCCCTGAAATCGGCAACCCCTATTTCTTACA